GATCAAGCCAATGTCGTGGCAACCGAACGCACCAACACCATTCGTGAAATATACAAGACGGCTCCTGCCATTCCTGTTGATTGCGCTGGTTCTGATGCTTTGCGCAGGGTGCTCGAAAGCGGTGTCAGTGACGCCAATGCCGCTGCCACCGGCAAACCTAGCGGCGAAGTGCCCAAATCTTCAGAACCCGCCAGTGGTAATGATCGACCCTGAGCGGGCGCTTTGGGAAGCAGATATACTTGCAAAGTACATAGATTGCGCAACCAAGCATCGCTTGACTGTTCAAGCATGGGTTGACGCAGTAGCTGTAAAGTAACCCCTAGCTACCTTCAGGAGTAACAAGTCGGTTCAAATACCAGACCGCTTTGCGGTAATCTTCAGTCGCGTCATTCTTGTGATTGGCGCGGCTGATGTATTTTAGGGCATTGCCCTTGCAGTAGCCTTCAAATTGTTCCGGCGTTAGCTTAGCTTGAATATAGTCGATGGTTTCAACGCCGCCTACCTTATAGTGCGGGGGATCGTTTACCATGTCAGATATGGGATAACCCACCCTGTTCATTTCCCCATCGCATGCTGAGCAGAGGCTGGAAAGACTGACACCGTGTTCGCACACATAATCTTTAAGTGATGTCATTGCTGAAGGGCCTTTACCTTGCCAATAAACAGGGGATTGAGGGCAATTTTACCAACACTGTAAAAGTTGCCTGATCCCCTAACGGCTTCGTTGTCCTTGTAGATCTCATCGACAATGATAAAATCGGAATCGCTCAATTCGCGGGTTAATGCCTCCAAGCTTTTTGCCGGATGCTCACCAATGATCTGGTGGACTGAATTACCGCTGCGCGATGGCATATTCATTGTGATCTGAAATCTCATAATAATACCTCAAAAAGATGGGCGGGATATAGCACCCCGCCCACCCTCTTGTCCATTAGCCGAAATCGTCTTCCGACGATGCTTCGGCGGCAGGAGCAGACACCTGCGTCGAGCCAGTCGAAGGCGGCAGTGCAGGGGCTGGTGTAGAAGCTTGCACAGGCGCAGGGGTCACGCCACCACCATTCTTAGGGCTAAACACAAGGTCGGCTGGACGCTCAACCCAGCTTGCGATCTTAAAGACCGGAGCGTAGTTGGTCGTTTTCACAGGCTCACCCTTATCGTTACGTCCCTGCGTAACAATTGGGATTACGGTTTCAAGGGAAACAACAGGAAGCTTGCCTGCATTTGCCTTTACGCCAGCCAAATATTCGTTGTGGCAAGAGTCGAAAGCACCCAGCATGGCCTTAGCCGTAGACGCAATCTCGCGCACATCGCCACCGCAATCCTTGCCCAGCTTCAGCATCATGCGAATGCCCTGCTTGAAATTAGGACCCGGCTTTTCAGGCATGGGCTGACCAATTGGGGCAACCCTAAATATAGGCGCTGAGCCAGCGGGGAAATCAATGAAGCCCACCTCAATGTTTTCAAAGTCCATAACGGCCTTGAAAGTCTGGGTGATGTCTACAGGGTTATTAACCCCATCGACACGGTCAACACGGGAAAACCGTCCTGCCCGTGCGTCAAACTTAATGATGGGGATGATGTCGCCACCGGATGTTTCGTAATTAAAACCAAATGCCATTTTACATTTTCCTTTTATGGCGCTGTTTAGCCAGCACCTTGCTTCCCCGCATTGTGCGGAAACTGGTTATATGCCCCAGATCTCAAACGCCTGCTGGCGCGAAACTGGATCATTGAAATAGAAACTGTCTGTATCTGGAACGACAAATGAAGCCAGTTCCATAGGATCATCGCTAAGCGCCAAGAAGCGCTGTATGGTAAGTCCAATCTTGCCAAGCGCTTCTACATGCTCACGGGCGTTTTCAAGGGCGTATGTGGCATGTTTCTTGGACGTAATGTATGTCACCCGCGCAGACAGGTTATCACCCCTTGCAGCGCGATACAGGGCCACCTGACGTGCATGCGGCTGGCTGATCTTGCTAGGCAGCGCGTGTGTGGTCTTTAGATCGGTCAGCATGCCATGCTGCTCCCACTCAAAGTCGTAATAGCCAATCATGGGGACAAGCAGGCCCTCAATGTCTAAGCTAACGCTACCCTGAGCGGATGACGGTGTGCCATAGCCGCGCAATTCGCGCAGACCCATCTCCACCATGTCTGGAATCGCTTTGCGCTCTTTATCGACCTTGTCGCCGCTAATAAACGATGCCAGCGTGTTAAACTTGTCCAGTGCGATCTTGGTGCAATCCACTAAGGGGGCGGTAAGATTGAAAAGCCCGTGGGCAACGCCATCTTCAACAGCCGTACCGCGATAAGCGCCGGGGCCCACAGATGACGTTTTCTTTAGACACTTATTCATGACGAAGGTGGCCAAAGACGATGTGAACAGGTTGCACGTCGATGGCGACAGGTGTTGGATATTATGCACTTCAAACGGATTGCTCATCATTCTTCCTCAATGGTGATACGATATGACTGACCGTTGCGGTCAACAATCCGCAGCGATGAAACCGCTGATTGCAGGTCATTTGTTACCTCCCGTGGCATGGAAAGCAAGCCTTCAGGATCTGCAAAAGAAAACTGCTGTGCGATGCGGTGCGTTATATATTCCTGCATTTTTGAATGTATTTGCATAAGATTTCCATAAATAGATAATTAATTGATGCGCAGGACAGTACGCCCGCAGGCAAAATACGTCAACCCACAAAATAATGTTGACATCGCGGGCACACTGCCCGTACCTAGACGGCCCTAATAATAATTAAATCAGTGGAGATATTTTATGGATGATACCCAAGTGCTTGAGATAATTAAGAGATCACAAAGAGCGTTTAGGCGCGCAGATAAAATAGCGCAGGAAAAGCGCGTAATTGAAAATGAAATTCGGGATTTGTGCCGTGAATATGCTGAAGCTTGCCGTGTGTGGAACTGGCAACCTCATATGCTGCGTCAGGCAGTCGATGCCCGCATGGGCAAAAAGGCCGCTTGACATCATAGGACGTGCCGCCCTACCTTGTATGGCGACACCTAACGAGCAATTGGAGTTAAAATGAAGCAGACCAAAGAAGATTTTGCACTGGCGCGGGGTTCGTTGAAAATGACAACTACGCAAATGGCTAGGGCATTGCGCATGGGGATAGGTTCAGACCGAACGATCAGGCGCTATGAAAGTGGCGAGTGCCCTGTGCCGGGACCAACGTCAGTTGCGGTGGAAGCCCTGCTGACAGGGTTCAGGCCGGAGGGTTTTGAGGAAGGTTAGTAAACGCATTTAAGGAGCAAAAAATGTTAGAATTTCAAGATCTGCCGCAACATTTGCGCGGCAAAACTCGCTTATTCTTTTTACCCATCTTATCCAAAAATCTGGGATGACCGACACCCCGCCCGACCACATCGAAACGGTGGAAGATCTGGTGACTGAAATGGCGAGGGCGATAAACCCTGCCGCTTTTTCAGATGGCGGTTCAAAAAGCCAGATAGCCCTGTGCCGCTTTGCGGCCAGACGGGCTTTGACAGTCGTTGCGCCAATAATGGTGCGTGAAGCTGCTGCTTTGGCCGGTGACAACAAAGAGATCGCCGCAAATATCATGCGGCTGAATGAAATTTTTTGAGGTTAGGGAAATATTTATGAGAGATGACATAGCGCCATTTGATGAACATGGGCTCATTGAAGCCGCTGATAAGGTTCACAAGTTTATGATGGAGGTTTCGCCAAATCCCGGAGATGCGCTGGGGATAGCTTGCATGCTTATAACCAATTTTCTTGCATCCGGAATAACCTCCGGAATGGCTGGAGAAGAAATTACTGACATGGTCTTGAATTCAATCCGCGAGAACGTCAGTGATTCGGTTGCGGCGATTTACGATGGTCTTGCGGCAGACGTTGTGACCGAAACAATTCAGTAAAAGGAAATGAGCATGAAAGATAAGTACGCATATCCAACCATTTCAAACACAGGCCCAAGGCCCGGAATGGAACTTCGCGACTGGTTCGCCGGACAGGCTTTGCAAGCAATAGGCAGTAAGAATTCGCCGTATGATACGGCACGGGCTGCATATTTGTTCGCTGACGCAATGATGACAGAAAGGGACAAAAGCCTGTGATCATCCTTGGCATCGATCCCGGATTAAGTGGAGCGCTTGCGTTCTACGATACGGTCGAACAAGCTGTTGAGGTGATCGACATGCCGGTGTTGGAACTTGTCCGTAACGGCAAAAAGAAACGGGAGGTCAGCGCGCAATCGCTGGCCAACCACATTGCAGGCAGGAAGATCAGCGGCGCTTTTCTGGAGCGCGTCAATGCAATGACCGGACAGGGCGTGACATCTGTTTTCAGCTTTGGTCGATCATTGGGGATTGTCGAAGGCATCCTTGCTGCATATGACATACCAACAACGCTTGTAACGCCTCAGGCGTGGCAGAAGGCTGTTAATCAGCGCGCAGGTAAAGACGGAAGCCGTGAAAGAGCAATGCAGCTTTTTCCCGCGCAGGTCGATCTGTTCCAGCGCAAGAAAGACGATGGACGATCTGACGCTTCCCTCATAGCTTATTACGGAGCGAAAACGCTTTAATTATATATTGATCAGGGGCTGATAGTGGAAAATATTCAATTCGATTACGATTTTGCAGGTCCTGCTGACTATGCCAAAATGTACCGCCAGTTGGGCATTCAGGTCGTACCGGCCAAGATGCCTCGCGAAGATAAGGCATGGAAGCGTCCCGTCATCAAGTGGCGTGATTATGAAGATCACATTGCAGACGATGACACGTTCAACAATTGGTTTGGCGCAAGCGGTGAATTCCGCTCTCGCCCAAACATGGGCATCATTACAGGCGATGCGTCAGGCGGTACGTTTGTCTTAGACATCGATCTGCACAACCATCCGAAAGCCAAGACGTGGCTGGATGACTTGATTGAAAACCATAACCGCAGCATGCCGATCAATGCGCCGACACAGCGCACTGGTGGCGGTGGCTTGCAGTTGCTGTTCAAGTCCCCTGAAGGCTGGGTGTCGCCCACCAACAAGACAAGCATGGGCGTAGACATCAGGGGACATGGTGGTTTTGCCATGCTGCCACCAAGCCAACATGAAAGCGGTCACGCTTACGAATGGATCAAGGGCTTTGAACCTTGGAACATAGCCATCCCTGAGGCTCCCACATGGCTTATAGAGGCCATCGATGAACTGCTGGCACAGTTTACCAAGGTCGAGCGCGGTGAGCGTACAGACAGTCCCGCAGTGGCGACAGATGCCTTCGGCCAGATCGTGGATGGTCGCGAAGATTACATGACGCGCCTGATCTGGGCGCGGGTCGTGCAATTATATCGTGACGCCCCGTTTATCGTCGATGATATATCGGAACGTGAAATGCGCGAGGCGTTCACAAAGTACGACCAGAACGTCAAAAGCAGGCTGTTTGAGCCCGGAACCCCAAACCACATGCTATTGGAGCGCGAAGGGCGCGGTGCGTCCCTTTTCCTTCAGAAATGGCAAACTGCCATGGGCCAGTGGGATGGTCGCGTAAAGGAAGCGGCGGCTGTCTCCGCACCAGAAAAAAAGCCCGATACGGCTTTTCATGAACAGACCGGTGACGGTGGCGATGGTTTGCATACCTTAACGCAGGCCGACATTGATGTTTATGAAAGGCTGAGCGTCCGCGACATCAAGGCATTGCCAGATCCAAAGTATTTAATTGAAGGCATTGTGATCGAAAATTCCCTGATGTTTGTCTACGGGCCTCCGGGTTGCGGTAAGACGTTCATTGGCCTTGGCATGGGCTTATCCATTGCTGCTGCCTTGGATGAATGGTGGGGCCGCAAGATCAACAAGCATGGCCCTGTTGTGCTTTTGTCGAGCGAAGGTGTCGCAGATCTTAAATTCCGTATCATGGCATGGGAAAAGGAAACGGGCATCAGCGTTGATGACATTCCGTTTTATCTGATCCGCCAGACCATTAACTTTATGGCTGAGGCAGATGTCGATAAGCTTTTGCGCACCGTACTGGACATTACCAACCAGCTTGGTGAGCCTCCAGTCATGATCATGGTCGATACGGTAAGCCGTGTGCTTCCCGGAGCAGACGAAAACCTTCAGAAGGATATGACCCTGTTTATATCTGCCTGTGATCGCGTCAGGGAGGTCTTTGGGTCAACCGTGGCTGGTTACCACCACACAAGCCGTAATGGCAACCTACGGGGCTCTACGGTCTTTGACGGGGCTGGTGACGCGCTGTTGTCGATCACCCGCGAAGAGGGCGCTGAAATTGGCGAGATGCTGGCAAAGAAGATTAAGTCTGCACCGGACGGCTGGAAGCAGAACTTCCGCCTGAAAAAGGTCGAACTGGGCGACATCAAGGGCTCTACCAGCCTGTACGCTGAGCCGACAGACGATAGCGCGGCGGAAGAGCCAAAGAATGATTGGCCCGCAAAGTCTGTCTGTCAGGAGATCTTATACGCTATGCAGGAGGCTTGGACAGCAAAGCGCCCATGGTCAAACCATTACCATGCCAAACGCGATGGCCGATATGCTGTCACGATAATGGCAAGCCGTTGGGGTATGTCTCCCCAGACGGCGGAACAGATGTTGGAATCGTGGCTAATCAATGAGGTAATTGAGGTCAGTACGGCAGACTATAAGACCAAAACTCGCGGTCTGAAGGTTATGCGTACCCTTTATGATGATGCTTCGCCGCCAGCTAACGCAAATTGGTACGACGAATAAGGAGGAAGGTAAAATGAGCATCGTTAATAAATTAACCGGTCTTTTTACGCGAGAAGATGTCGAAGAGGCCATTAAATTCAGCAAATCTGAGGTTAAGCGCCTGCGGGAAGAACTTTTTATTTTAAGGCTGCTGCTTTCAAAGGCGCATATGCGTGATCCAAAGACAGGTCGCTTATTAAAAAAGGGCGTTATGCCAAAAAGGGAAAAGGCGCGTAAATAGTGCCACGATTAGTGTGGACGCCTGAAAAAGATGCGCAGCTTTTGGAATATTACCGGCATGGCATGCGGCCAGCTTATATGGCTGAACAAATGGGGCTCACCATTTCGTCTGTTGAATGCAGATATAGAAAACTGAAGAAAGGGAAATTGTAATGAACTATTGTGAAGTCTTAATTGCCATAATGTTTGGTGTACAAATGTTTACCCTGTTCCTGTTATGGGAGGCGGTTAAAGACGCTAATCGCTGGAAGCGTAATGCTATTGTGCGCGATCCTAAAACAGGCCGCTTTACCAAGCGCAGTAACCGGTAAGGATCGAAGCATATGCCTGACACGCCGTTATTCATTATCATTGTAGGGCTGCTGATCGTTACCGCATATTTAATGGCAACAGCGCCAAAGACAACCGCGCAGGAGCGCAAGGAAATGGAAGAGGATTGGTGGGAATGATACAGGAAAGAATTGATGCGCTGCGTAGGCGCGAAGATGTGTGTTGGGAAATGTCGGATGTTTTCCTGCATGCCAAGGACGCTCATGGCCTGCATGACATGGGTGTCGAGATCCAAGGGCTGCAATGGGCCATCCGCGAACTGGAGCATCTGCTGTGCAAATAAAAGCAGTCGGCGCGCTGATGCAGGCAGGCAATTTCACCTTCAAGGAAGCTGCCGTGATCATAACAAAGTTGGAAGCCCAAGGGCTGGCCATCTACAAAAAGAAGACGCCAAAACTAGCCCGCGCCACCATCCATATGCCATCATAAAGTTGGCGGAGGTAAGCAAAATCTACTTCCGCCAAATGGCGGAGGTAAGCATAAATCTACTTCCGCTTACTTCCGCTTTCCCAGGATTCTCTAGGCGGAGGTAGGCGGAGGTAAGTGGCGGAGGTAAATTGGCGGAGGTAAACCAAAGCAACGTGCATTTACTTCCGCCTTTCCAGCTTTCTCTAGGCGGAGGTAGGCGGAAGTAACTTTGGCGGAAGTACCCTGATACTAAACGTATACAGAGGGTGGGCGTAATCGCCATCCACCCTTACGGCTTAAGGGTTTCAGGGTTGTTGTTCATATGCGGAAGCTTGGACCAGCGCGGAAGGTCGCCTCTGGCTCCCATCCGCTCTCCCGTTGGTCGTGGTCAATGCATCCGCTTACGATATGGGAAACATGTTTGAAGGGAGATTAGCATGGCAAGACGTATGCCAGTGGTTGGTGAGATCGGAATGCGATATGGCAAGAGGAACTATTTGCGGACGCAGAAGCACTTGCTGATGGCCAAGCGTGGGAAATGGCATTTGGTTATATGTCCGGATAAATGCATGGCCGGTTGGATTAATGTTAAATTGCATCTGGATCAAACGGCCAGCAAGAATGTTTTTGAGGTCGGGATATTTAATGGGAAGGCATCGCCAAAGGCTGACGTTAAGTTGCTGAATGAAAATCACCCATCGATCATGGCATGGGTGCTGAGCAAGGTTGCCGCATATGCTGATGGCAAGGTTACGCTGAAGGGTGAGGTCGGTACGCCTGTGGTCTACACAAAGGATCGACGCTGGAAGATTTTATCTAAGGGATGATACTATGGCCAAGGCCGGTACGCAAAAATATAAAGAGCAAAATGACTGGCGCACGATCCTGCCTAAAGAGCGCAGGCGTGATGCATCCCCGTGGCAGGGGACCTATGCCATGTACATCACCGGACAGGCATGGGTGGATGAGGTAACGCTGTGCGTCGAGCGTATGGAAAAGAAATGGGGCGCAGGCCGGTTGCGGTTGTTGGTTGGCCCAGAATTGAGGGATAAGTTCGACCGCCAGAGGTACATGACCAATCAGGCGATCTATCATGGTGGTCTGGAGGACCTCAGGGAGCAGTGTAGGCGCATGATCAATGGCTGGGGTGCTTTGGATAGGGCGGCGGATCAAATGGGCTTAAAACGCTTCCCTGTGGACGCATGGGATGTGGTTGGGGCGTCAGGCACAGTGCATGTGATCGTCAGGACGTTGGATGATGCGGTTGACTATCGGATGGGGCGTCAGAACGTCTGCGTGTATACGTTGGATGAGATCGCAGTGTTGCTTGATGCACAAGGGCTGCTGGGAGCCGCTAAGACTGCGTTTCCGGATGCGGAAATAGTCAAGGTGCGTAGAAGTGTCGGGGACGCCCTCAGTGATATTGATACCAGTAAGGACGCCCTAGACGATGAAATACCGTTTTAAGCACGGTCACCTGATGCATAGGGTGGTGGCAACGGGATTTTTTTCTTTAGCCACCTTGGGGTAATCCGGCCTTCCTCAAGGGCCGTTAGTAAAAGGGAAACAGACTGGGGGATTGGTGTGTCGCCATTAGCCCACTTGCGGCCATGGCGATGTGTCACGCCGGTTATCCATGACACATCCACCTGACGGAGCCCCATGCGTTCAAGCGTGGCGCGATATTCGTCTTTGGTCACCTATTCTCACCAGTCGTGGGGACTTGGCATTGTTGCCAGTGCAAGGAGCCCAGAGGCGATCATTAGAACGACGAAAAACTGGTGCATGGGATTATTCCTCCTTGTTCCTGTCGTAGATTGGGGCGCTTGCCTCTTCCTCCGTTGGCAAGCACACAATGACATTAGCACTGCCATCGCGCACAGTGATGTACCGGTCCTGATGTATGTCGTGCTTTGTCGTGAGGCGGGTTGCCTTGCTCATGATGTTCAGGAACGCTTGCGTGTCCGACAGGTCGATCAGGTAGTCGATATATTCGATGCTAACTTTTGCAAATTGCTTGGTCATGATATTTCCTTCGATTTAAATTTAATCGTTATTGTAAAAGCACAGGTCAAAACTGTAATGCGGCTCTCCAAGGATGTTGCACTGGCATAACGCCTCGCTGGCAACGATAGCCCATTCAAAAGGGCCAGCCTCATATGAAACACGCCAGCCGCCACGATCCTTTCGGGCAAAGCATTCGATGTCAGGGCTGTGCCCCGCATCGCTTGCGCATTCGCGCAGTACTTTAAGCACAGCGTGAGCGCGTCCCTTGGCTGTCTTTCGTGTGACTGCTGCCTTGGCTACTCTTTCAGCCAGATCTGATGCGCCGTAGCCGTAGTAATGACCTTCCGCTTTACGCGCATATTCAAGGTTCAATGTGATTTGCTGTGTCATGATATTGGTCCTCTCTCTGCTACTAAAGCTTCTGCATACATAAGGTTCATATAACGCGCCTCACTGTATGCATTTGTTCTGGTGGTAGGGCAGCTTGCTAGATCACCCGTATAAGTGTCGATTAAAATCCAATAACCTTTGCGAGGCTCTGCTTTGTACCGTTTGATTTGCTGTGCCATGATTAAGCCTTCCGCGCTGCAAGCTTGAGGGATGTGTAACCAGATGTCTTTTTCTGGTTTGCCTGTGCGAATGATGCGAAAGCCTTTTCGCCAAGCATTTCGCGCAGCTTCTTTTCGACTGCCTTGGGATCGGTCGAATAACGGTCATCGACCACGCAGACGGTTGCCGTGAACAGGTCGCCATCGTGACCGCCTGCGCCAAGGTCTTTGATCTCTGCTGCAAGCTTGTCAGCGACAGAACTAAGGTCGGCAATCTGCGCCTTGATCTCGCCAAGCTGGTCGATGTTGCACAGGTTGTGTGCGCGTGAGAAAAGTGTAGCCATATAAAATCTCCAATAATAAAATAAGATAAGGTTTACTGCGGTTGTTAAATCGTTGCCGCTTAATTGTCGTAGGGCATATTGCCCTATTGGTAAAGCGTTGTTTGATATTTAGGGCGAATAATGTCGATCAATGGGCGTCGATTAAGTGGTAAATGCGATTAGCGATTATGCCCCTCTTTCTCCCCCGCTTGCTCTGGCTACGGTGCGCATCCTATGGCTTTGGCGATTGCCTCGCGGACAACCTCAAACGTGCCTATGGGATACGTCGCACCGCTTTCATTCATTGCCCAATCGTCTAACTCTACCAGCGCAGCCAGCAGGTTGGGCGCTGCGTCACGCAGCTTAGTGATGCGGCGCTTGCGATCTTGCGCGGCGGCTTGGTAATCAAATGCGGTCACCACATGTCTCCGCCGTTGTCGGCATAGTTGCTGACATCGCTAAGCCAGTCGGCATACTCTTCGCGCAGTGATGGGTCGAAAAGCTTGTAGCTGATGCTGTTGCAGTACTTGTACTTGTTGGCGTACTCGCGGAAGAACAGCGCGAACAGGCTGTCCTTGTCATCTGCCTTGATGATTATGGACTGGTCCGGCAGGGGCCGGAAGCTAAACTGGTCATAGCTTTTCTTGACGATGGTTGCGTGTGCCATGTGACTGGTTCCTTTGCTTGGTTGCTGCATTATCACTAGGGCATCTCGCCCGCATGGTCAAACACAACTAGCACCATTATGAATCTAATTTACAACCATTGCGGTGCATTCTCTTATTTACATACTGGGCAGCTTGCCCTAATGATTAGGGGTCAACAAGGAGCAACTGACATGAACGTGGAACTTGAAGCTAAATGCACAATCACCCATGAATGGGACACGGTAGCTAAATTCTTTAGCGCCGTCGAAGCTGGCTATGCGGCCCGCGCACTGAGCAAGCTAAGCAACAGCACATACCGCACCAGCGATTACCGCTGGCCGGAAGAGGGCGTCAACGTCACCGTCTACACCAGCGGGGAGATCGCAGCATGAGCGCCGCCAAAGATTATATCGCCATCATCTTAATCGGCGGGGGCTCAAGCTGGGCCCGTGACCCAGACCCTGAGCGCGCCATCGCTAGGGTTGCCAAGATCTTTAAGAGCGACTGGAAGAGCCTGTTTAAACTTGATGGCGTCGAGGTGCGCGTAAACCTTTGGGATGTCACCGGCAATGAAAGCGTTCATTGGGATGACTGCGGCATGCATGGGGACTGCGAGGCAGACCACCCGATCACACGGGTTGAGACACGCAGCGTCACGCTGTCAGGCAAGCGGAGGATGGCGGCATGAGCGCATACAGGAACGCTGGCGCGTCGAGTAGCGCGCCCGCACTTGCATGCGTTCATGCTTTGTTCCACTTGTGCGTTCCATCCGCACCCGCGCTAAAGAACATATGCGTTCTCGCTTTGTTCCACAAATGGAACACCTATCCAAAGGCAGTTCGCTATTTGTGAGGTTGGAAATGTGTGCGAAAAAAAGGTGGGGGGTACCCCTCTTTTTTGTAGATTTTTGGTACCATGGGGGGTTACTTGCAACGCAATCGGCACACCCCCCAAAACAAACTTGCGCACATTCGCACGTCCCTGTATATATACGGAACACGTTTGGTTGCTCCTTGCGTTTGTTGACGGCAGCCGGTTAATTGTTTTGCCTCCCCTCAGCAATTAACTGGCTGTTTTCCTTGCACAAAAGCATACCTGCCCCAGTAAGGGGGTGCCCCTTCGCAAAATAAAAGGGGTGGGGGTATTTTACAAAATAGCGATACTTGCTCAAATGCCCGATCCGTATTAGATAGGTGGCATATTCAATTCAGTGAGCATATCGATGGCGTCTAAATCCAAAAGCCTTATTATTCAGGACGGTGAACCCACTGACGTTGACGGCATTGATCGGCGCTATACGGTGTCGCCTATCCGCGCATTGCTCCCAGATGGCGGCGCACGGCGCAAGAGCCCACGGGAACATATCCCAACGGACAAAACGCGCCGGGGTGTGTTGCATGCAGTTGGCCTTGGCATGAATCAGGAGAACATTGCCAAGGTGATGGGGATTAGCGTCACGGCCCTGACCAATCATTACCGGGATGAACTGGACACTGGCCTGAGCCTTTTAATGGATGACGTAAAGACCAACCTGTACAATATTGCCCGCGATGAGAACCACAAGGGCACGGTACAGGCCGGGATATATTTGTTGAGCCGGTTAGGTGGAGATACATTTAAGGACGTTAAGCGCCTTGAGATGACTGGGGCTGATGGCAAGGTGCTAGAGATTAGCCAGAAGACGCAGACTGTTGATCCGCGCTTGTTGGATGCTGACCAGCGTGAGGCGTTGCGGGATATATTAAATTCGGCTTTGAGGTTGGCAGCGCCTAATGCACAGGCCAATATTATTGACGGTGAGTATAGGGAAGTTGACGATGCCTGATCCGGTAGAGTGGGTTGCAATGACGTTTGACCCAAAGATGAAGGTGGACCCGCATTTCCTTATCCGCGTGATGAAAGGGCAGGTTAGTACATTGACGGCTGATCAGTGGGAAGATGCCAAGGAATGCTGCGCGGATATGCTTGAGCAGTTTGTGGCTATGCGCGAAGAGCGGGACTAATGACTTTTGACATTTCGCAGATAAACATCCAGCGCCAGTTAATGGAACTGGACCGGGCTGACTGCGAAGAAAGCCTGTATTACTTCCTGACCAATGCGTGGAAGTACATTGACGCCAGCACATGGAAAGACGGATGGCCAATTGAAGCTGTGGCCGAGCATTTGCAGGCTGTGGTTGATGGAGACATTAAGCGGCTGATCATTAACATCCCGCCGCGTATGGGTAAGAGTACCATTACGTCGGTGGCGTTCCCTGCGTGGACATGGGCGCAGCCTGAGACTTCCGCTACGTCAGGGCCCGGTGTGCAGTTCCTTATGGCGTCCTATGCCAACCAGTTGGTGCTGCGTGATAGCGTTAAGTGTAGGCGGTTGATTGAATCGCCATGGTATCAAAGCATGTGGGGTGAGCGCTTTAAGCTGAACTCCGACCAGAACACAAAGTCCCGCTTTTCCAATGACCATGGCGGTGAGCGCCTGATTACGTCCGTTGGTGCGGCGGTGACGGGTGAAGGTGGATCGATCATTGTGGTCGATGACCCTAACTCTGCGTCTGAGGCATTTTCGGATGCCAACATTGAAAGCACAATTGATTGGTGGGATGGGACGATGTCCACCCGTCTTAATGATTCCAAGACTGGCGCATATGTCATTATTCAGCAGAGACTGGCCGAAAATGATCTGACTGGGCACGTCATTGAAAAAGATGTAGGCGAATGGACGCACCTTTGTTTGCCCATGAAGTACGAGCCTGACCGTTCGTTTGTTACTAATATTGGCTGGGAAGATCCGCGCACTGAAGAGGGCGAATTGCTTTGGCCTGACCGCTTTGGGGTGAAGGAGGTGCTGGGGCTGGAGCGTTCACTGGGGCCATTCATGTCCGCAGGGCAGTTGCAGCAGCGCCCAGAGCCCGCAGGTGGCGGTGTCATCAAGCGCGAGTGGTGGAAGCTGTGGGAAGAGCAAAGCTATCCGCCCATGGATTATATCATTGCGTCACTGGATACGGCCTACACCACCAAAACCACCAACGATTATTCCGCAATTTCCATCTGGGGCGTGTTCACGACTGATTCCACAGCCGTTGCTAACCGCATTTTGGACAAAGATGGCCGACCAATGTACTTTGACCGGGGCTATGCAGAGACTGCACCGCGTTTGATGCTGATGCATTCATGGCAGGAGCGCCTTGAATTCCATGATCTGGTGGAGAAAGTGGCCAAGACCTGTAAGTCATTGAAAGTAGACAAGCTTTTGGTGGAGAATAAGGCTGCGGGTATATCCGTATCGCAGGAATTGCGCCGCCTTTATGGATCTGAGGGCTTTGCCGTGCAGCTTTGCGACCCTAAAAGTCAGGATAAGCTATCGCGGTTATATTCTGTTCAGCATTTATTTGCTGACGGCATGGTGTATGCGCCTGATAAGATATGGGCAGAGCAGTTAATTACACAAGTTGGCCAGTTCCCTAAGGGAAAGCATGACGATTTGGTTGACACTGTGTCTATGAGCATACGGCATTTGCGTGATATTGGGCTTTTGACCCGGTCACAGGAGCGTATTGAAGAGATTGAAAACATGAAGGTGTATCCGGGCAAGCAGAGTGAGCCTTTGTACCCAGCGTAATGGAGAATTTATGAGGTATACTGGTCGCGTTAACGCATCTTGCACGGTCGAAGACCTTGGACAGAGGCAATTTGAGGTAGAAGTGTGGGGCGAAGTACCATTTGACCACAAGCGGACCTATACATTGAACGCTAAAGATGATAATTCGGCAGCAGAAGAAGGCTTGCGTCTTTTTTGCGATGAGATGGAATGCTTTAGAAGCGCAGAAGCAAAGGAAGATTGATGGCAACGCAACCGGGCCTCGCTCCAATGAATATTCGTCAGCCTGCTCCAGAAGAGCCGGGTGCGATTGACACGTCACCAATTCAGATCGACTTTGCTGATGAGAGCGGAGACAATCCTGAGACAGATGCAAACGGGAATATTATTTCCATTGAGCATGATGACGGTTCAATCACCGTTTCGCTTGACGGTAACCCGCTTGAGACTGTCGAGAATGGCGATGACGGCGAATGGTTTGGCAATTTGGTCGATAAGATCGATGAAGCCGAACTTAACGCTATCTCTGGGGATTTGTTCCGGGGCATTGATGACGATTTATTGTCGCGTAAGGACTGGATTGAGACACGGGCGCAGGGAATTAAGCTTCTTGGCCTGAAAATCGAGATACCGGGGCTTACAGGAGCCACTGACGGCGCACCTGTTGAAGGCATGTCGCGTGTACGCCACCCATTGCTGCTTGAGGCCGTGCTGCGCTTCCAAGCTAACTCCCGGTCGGAACTTTTGCCGACTGATGGACCCGTTAAGATCCGTAATGACGATAACAACGCGACATTGCAGGAAGATCAGATTGCAAACGCACTTGAGCGTGACCTTAACCACTATCTGACATCGACGGCGACGGAATATTATCCCGACACCGACCGCATGCTGCTGATGCTGGGCTTTGGCGGTACGTCATTTAAGAAAGTTTATTATTGCCCGCTGCGCAACCGCCCAGTTTCGGAGACAGTTGACGCTGATGACCTAATCGTAAGCAATGATGCAACGGATTTGTCCAATGCGCGTCGCATTACGCACCGGATCATGATGCGCCCGTCGATTGTAAAACGCATGCAGATCCTTGGCGTCTATCGTGACGTTGATTTGGGCACACCTAGCATGCGCCGCCTTGATCCATTGCAGCGCGAAGAGCGTGACCAACAGGGTATTTCGTCTGATTCCACCAATCCATTGGATCGTGATCGCGAGATATACGAATGCTATTGCGAACTGGACATCAAGGGCTTTGAGCATAAGCACAAAGGCAAGATCTCCGGGCTTGAGATCCCATACCGCGTGACCGTTGACGTTTCCTCAAAGGAAATCCTGTCGATTGTCCGCAACTTTGACGAAGAAACAGCAGACCTGCCAATCGCAAAGCCAAACTTTGTTAAGTTTACGTTCGTACCGGGCCTTGGGTTCTACGACATTGGCCTCCTGCACATTCTGGGCAACACCACCAACGCCATTACGGCTGCATGGCGCGAGTTGTTGGATGCAGGCATGTATTCGAACTTCCCCGGCTTTCTCATGGCTGACACAGGCGCACGGCAGAACACAAACATCTTCCGCGTTCCTCCCGGTGGCGGCGCACTTATCAAGACTGGTGGCATGCCAATATCACAAGCCGTTATGCCGCTGCCCTACCAGCCGCCATCACAGGCGCTGATGCAGCTTGTTGGGGATATGGCTAATACAGGCATGCGTATTGGTGGAACGTCTGAGCAACAGGTTGGTGAAGGCCGCGCTGACGCCCCTGTTGGCACGACCCTTGCTATGATCGAACAGGCTACCAAGGTCATGAATGCCGTTCACAAGCGCCTTCATGCTGCTCAGGCTGAAGAGTTCCGATTGCTGTGCGAATGCTTCCGCCAAAACCCTGAAAGCTTCTGGCAGCGCAACGCTAAGCCAACCATGTCATGGGATCAGGCGACATTCATTCAGGCGCTTAATGACTTTGACCTAACGCCTCAGGCTGACCCCAACACATCGTCGCAGGGCCAGCGTATTATGAAGATCACTGCCCTGAAGCAACTTCAGCAGGCAAACCCATCGATGTACGATCCTATCGCCATCGACACGGCTGCATTGCAGGCTATCGGCTGGTCGAACCCATCGCAGTTTATGGCACCGGCAGGCGCACAAGCATCGCCACCACCAGAACTGTTGCAGGCTCAAGCCAAGATGAAGACAGACGAAATCACCGCAAATGCGCGGATGATGGAAGCGCAGGCACGGTCGGCAGAAACGCAAGCCAAGATCCAGTCCGGTGCATTTGCGCCAAAGCAAGACGGGCCAGAAATGGGTCAAGCAGCAATGAATGCCGCGCAGGCAGACTTGATCAACGCCGAAACCAAGCGCAGCGAAATTGGCGTCCGTCATCAAGAGCGTATGGTTGAAGATCAGAACCGTGATCTAGATCGTCAAAGCCGTGAGCGCGTTGCCATGTTGCAGCTTGCCCGTGACCTTGTGATACATCCGGAGCAGGCTAAACTTATTGAGCCTTTGGCAAGCCCATCAGAGCGTAAATTTAATAAGGATGAGGGCGAATGAACGACCCAAAGGTTATCCGCAAAGCAATCATGACCGCACGAAACATTGCGGCCATGGTTGATCCAAACTTTGCGCGTGTGCCTTTGCCCCAAATTGGTGAGCCTGATACGGAAGAGGCGCAGCCGCCCCTTGATTTCATGGGTGGTGGCTATGCCGCTGGCGGTGAAGTTGAGCAGCCGACCGGATATGCCGCGCCAGATGATATGGGCCTGTACAGCCATGCAGCAGTAACGGCTGCTAATGCCCAACAGGCAAAAGCGTCACCTGACGAATTCCGCAACATGCTGACCAATCGCGGTGTCAAGCCAAGCGAATTCCAAGCATCTGGCTATGACGAAGCTTTTGCAGGCCAGCCGCAGGTTACCCGCGAACAGGTCGCAGAGCATTTCCATCAAAACCGTACACCTCTTGAGGAAAAGGGGTTTTATACTGACAACCCCAATATAGAAACACGGGCGGCTCTTCAAAAACAATATGATCAAAAGTACCGTGAATATGTGAATCGCAAGCAAGACGCCATAAGAGCAAACCTTCGTGAAGAATTTGATCCGGGTGGGGCTGAAGAGGCTGCATTACGCGATGAGCGCAGAAGCACTTTGGCGGCACTTAGAGAACAAGAGCTAAATGTTAATAGCGCCGGAACTCCGCACCACGAAGAGTTTATGCTTCCGGGTGGTGAAAACTACCGTGAAATTGCGCTTAAACATGGCGGCGATGACGTTAGGTTTAAGGGTGTTGAAAACCACCTTGGCGGTGAGCAAAATGTCTTAACGCATCTTTTGATGAAAGATCGCACAGATAATGAGGGTAAGCGCCTTTTGCACCTTGATGAACTGCAAAGCGATTGGGCCCAAAAGGGACGGGAAAGTGGCTTTGACCAAAATTCTGAAGAAGGTCAAAAAGCTATTTCTGAATTTGAAGATTACAACAAGGATCTTAGGCAACGTGCTTTTGACGCCATTATGGAGCGGGCAAGGGAGCAGGGCAAAACTAAGGAAGATCTTGAAGTAATTAATGATTTATTCCAATCAGAGCAGTCCCCAGAAATGCTTGCTTATTATGCTGGTGGTCAAGATGAAGCTGACCGCTTTACAGAAATGCGTCGGCAAGCAGAAAAGGCTCAGAGCGGCATAACGCCAGCAGCTTACGTCACAAAGACTGATGACTGGGTCGATTTGGGCCTGAAGCGCGCTATGATGGAAGCTGCCAAAGGTGGACATGATAAGCTTGCATGGTCGCCGGGTGACGTTGTCGCTGATCGCTATAACCTTAGCAAGCACATCAGGGACATCCATCACGAAAAGAATGATGACGGCACATATAACGTCATGGCGTATAATCATGATGGCGCAAAGGTTTACGACCAAGACAGCCTTGCCGAAAAGGATGTAGTGAACGCCTTGGGTAAGGATGTTGCTGGTAAAATCTTTTCCGGCGAAGGAACTGGGCGCGAAGAGGCGCAAGCCAGAGTTGACAGCGCACGAAAGGCTTATGAATCATTTAAAGATAAGCTGGTTGAAACCGATATACAAAGACGCCTTGAGGCTAAGCGTGAAGAAGACCCCAATTTCAATTGGGATGAGGGCCAAGAGGACCACCTTAGAGAAATTTTAAAAGATGATATAGCAGATAAAAATGCTTACTCTTACGCCCGCAACATGGGTTTTTCTGACGAACATAATACACTGGATAATGAGTTGCGAAGCGCATATTCCACCATAAGTAAAGCGCCTTATTCCGCATATCGCGACTGGCGCACGTTAAGCGGCGTTGATCTTACGATTGGCGGCGAAGGTATGAAGAAGTTTTATAATGATATGGTGCCCAAGCGCTTAATAAAGCTTGCTAAGCAGCACGATCCTGAAGCCAAATTTTCCGTTTCAACCGTTAAGCACCCTAAGGAATATTATGAATCCGAAGAGGGTGAAAATAGCCACGACTATATTCCCGACGTTGAAACCGATCTTCCAACGCTAGAAATTACGCCCAAGATGCGCGAAAGCATTCTGAAAAGGGGTTTTGCTGCCTATGCTGATGGCGGTGAGGTTGAAGGCTACGCTGAAGGTGGTGACGTTGACCCGGAGCGCGTTCGCGAATACCTGAAGCGCGTCCAAAGCCCGCTCAGCAGTAACCCTGCGTCTGTCCAAAGGGCATTGCAGATTGCGCAGTCGTATCGCGGCAAAACTGGTGCAGAAACTGGTACAGGCAGCTTTTACAATATCAAGCAATCCATGCCTGTCAGCGATGTCCGGGCAACGATTGGCGATATACCGGGGATTTCTTTGAAAAAAGAAAATCCGTTGTCATGGGATAAGTTCCACGACATTGCCAAGGGTGGCTCCCTCATTAACATGGGCGGCGATCTGTCAAACTTTGGGCGTTTGACCCACATTAACGACAAAGAACTTTCTTGGCCGGTAGATCTGCATGCTGGCGCTAAGTACATGCGTGAGCCTAATCCGGGTCAAGTGTGGCGAAATAACAAAAGCCATGCCACCGGATTTATGAACAAAATTAAGGCAGAAGAAGGCGCTGGACGTGATGTCTACGGCATTTTTTCGCCAATGGGCCCCACCGCTGTAAATTCATCACACAATATGTTTGACGCTTTGATGGCTCAAATCCCAACGGCAAGCATCAAAAAGGCAGATCTTGAGGCGTTTGATGAAGCACTTTTAAACGGTGAGCATCTTCCTGCTGACGTGCGTAAAAATCCTGCTCAATTTGCAAGGGCTATGCAGGCGCTCGATCAGTGGCCGGGGATTGCAAATGCTAAGGCTTCCAGTGAGTATGCCAGACCAAAAGCGGGTAATCTAAGCGGCAGTCACCGTAGCTTAATTGTTGACTTTATGGATAAATCCAGATGGCGGGACAAAGGGTTTCCTGAAGTTGGCGTCACCCGCGCTGCCATTACTGACCCAGCGCTAAAAGGCATTTCCGGGAACCTTTTGGGGCACCGGGTTGTAAAGCTGTCCTCTAAAGACAGTGAGCAGCCAGAGTTATTTGACCATTCCACTTACGAAAAGCCATCGTTTGGTGAGTATGTTGGCGACGTTCCGCTTACACAGCGGCACTATGTGATGCCTGATGTGGTTGAGAGAATGATTGCTAATCCAACCCAGAAGGGTCAGGTTGTTCACCCATATTCAGAAGATGCCATGGGCCGCAGCACCGCAAGGAAGCTGTTTGAAGAGCAGAAGCAGGTGCAGCCAGTCAACCAGCGCATGCTGGACAGCGTCATGACAGGCATGGAAAACCAAGAGAAGTATGGCTTCAAAAAGGGCGGTAAAGTTCGTAGCGCCTTGATGATTGCAAAGGGTTTGAAAAAAAGGTAATGATCTTGCGGCCACAATTTTGTGGAAGCTTTTATTCGCCGGTAATTCGGTAAGACAGGAGACTGTATGTCAGAGATGTCCCGCAACGCTCGCCGTGCAATGCGCGCTAAAATTCATCGTATAATCGCAGCTAACAATGGCAAGGTTGACGCTTCTGACTACGGTCCTGAAGAAGTTTTGAATTCTGAAGTTAAGACGGGCATGCGCCCAATTTCACGTCGCGCTTACAAGAAAGGCGGCAAGGTTGTTGCTGTTGAGGGCGCTGACGCCAAGAAGCATGCGGGCAAGAAGCCACGCGCAGGTAGCAAACATCTTACCGTTGACGCACTGGTTAACCGCAATCTGAAAGATGCAAACGAAGCCCGTGAAGGCAAGAAGCACATTGGCGCTTTGAAAACAGGCGGTCGCGCTATGAAGCAAGACGGCGGTGGCGCATACAACGAGAGCGGTAAGCGCGCAACAATGGCTGAAATTGCTGCTGAAGATCGTCGTATGGGCGGCAAAGATGTTAACAGGCAAAAAAGGACAATGGCTAACAGCACAGGTCCTTCACCAGTGGCTGTGTCAAAGGTTCTTGATGCCATGCGCAACGGTCGCAAAGATGGCGGCGCTAACCGTGCTATGAAGAATTCAGAACGGGAAAATTACGGTGGCCAACAAGCAATGCCGCAGGCAATGCAGCGGGCAATGCAGCAGCAGCAAGCAATGCAGCAGCAACCAGCAATGCAGCGAGCAATGCAGCAGCAGCAAGCAATGCAGCAGCAACCGGCAATGCAACGAGGCTATGATCAGCAGCAGCCAATGCCTTACAAGCGCGGTGGCAAATCTTGGGAGGGTTCCGCTAAGGACGAATCGCAGGACAAGAAGCTTGCTAAAAAGTACGGTATGTCGATGGCAGCGTGGGAAAAGTCCAAGATGGACAAGAAGCACGACACCCAGCATTCGGCAAAGGGCCTGAATAAGGGCGGTCGCACCGGCAAGAGCCTTGGCGGCGTTCTAAAGGATGTCGGTAAATATGCCGCACTTGGCGTTGCCGGTAATGCAATTGCGAAGAACCCATCTTTGCTTATGGGCGGTCTTGGCGCATTGGCATACAAAGCTTTTGGCAAGAAAAAGGATGGTCCGTCAACAGAGTCATCTCTTCCTGTCGCAGGCAAGAAGAATGGTGGCGGTTTGTACGCAAACATTCACGCCAAGCAAGAGCGCATTGCAAATGGATCAAAAGAGCGCATGCGCAAGGTTGGCAGCAAAGGCGCTCCAACGGCTGATGCGTTTAAGCAATCTGCGCGTACTGCTAAAGCCCATGGTGGCTACACGTCGCTAGATGGCGAAATGCAGACGCAGGAAAAGGTTGGCGGTCGCATTGCTAAGCAATACGGCGGTAGCCTTGGTGCCCTTGAAATGAATAGCGGTGGTCGTACCAAGAAAAAGAACGGCAAGACCGACATCAATATCACCATTATGACTGGCAAGAGCCAGCCGCAAATGGATCCTAATATGCAGCAGCCACCAATGCCTCAGGGTATTCCAGTGCAGATGCCGCCTCCGCCACAGCCTCAGGCTGGTCCGCCTATGCAAATGCCTATGCCTCCAATGCCTGCGCCTCCTATGGGCGGTCCGGGCGCTGGTCCTGCACCAATGCCGCGCAAGGCTGGTGGCCGCACCTACCGTTCTTACAAGGATATGGATGCAGGCGCTGGTAGCGGTCCGGGTCGTTTGGAAAAGGCGGAGATCCAAAAACGTAAGAAGTAGTTAAGTTTGGGCGGCGTTGGTTGGAAGAACGTCGCCCAATATTTTATTTTATGGATTATATCGATGAAATTTAACAATCTATTTGAATTTGAGTTGATGAAACTCATTGAGGCGCGCATCGCCTCCCTTTCAGAAAACATCACAAACGCACACGCAGTCGTTGATTATTCCGACTATAAATACCAAGTTGGTAGGATTGCTGGCCTTCGCGAGTTTGAAGACCTGCGTGATGAGGTTAATAAAATTATTTCTGAACGATAATATGGAGAAAAATTAAATGCCACATATGATTATGAATCATGAAGAAGACCCAAAAGAAGCAATTATGCGGGAATTGGGTGATATTGAAAAGTTCAAAGTGTTCCACAATGAGGTGGTTGTCGCTGTGTATTTGCGTCCGGAAAAGACCAAAAGCGGTATATTCTTAACTGATCAGCACCGTGACGAAGACCGCCATCAAAGCAAGGTTGGCCTTGTCGTTAAGATGGGCTCTGAAGCTTTTGATGATCCCAATGGTAATTGGTTCCGGGGCATGGACGTAAAGCTGCATGATTGGGTTGTTTATCGCCCTTCAGACGGCTGGACGATCACTGTCAACAACGTGCTTTGCCGTGCGCTGAAAGATACAAACATCCGGGGCAGTGTCCCACATCCTGATATGATCTGGTAAGGAGGCTAAAATGTCTATCGAAGATAACGTAGAAGACCAATTGGAAATTGATCTGGGCGACGATCCACAGCCAGCAGAAGACATTATTGTTGAAAAATCAGAGGATAAGGCCGTTGAACCCGATCCGGTAGATAACACCCTTGACACCCTGAAGGCGCAGTTAGACGAAGAGCGCAGGGCACGTCAGGAAGCACAGCGCCGCGCAAGCGAAGCTGAATATTCGGCGTATGAAGCAAAGGGTGAGGTGCAGGACACAAACTTTCATCTGGTGTCTAATGCCATCGATACAGTCCTTCAGAACAACAATATCCTCAAGGCAAATTACCGTGACGCAATGGCTATGCAGGATTATGACGCTGCGGCTGACATTCAGTCGGAAATGTCTTCTAACGCAGCCAAGCTTCTTCAGCTTGAGCAAGGTAAGCAGGCGCTGGAAAATCAACCACGTCAAGCAGCCCCAACACCATATGTCGCTGATCCTGTTGAGGCTCTGGCATCGCAGCTTTCGCCGCGCTCTGCTGATTGGGTGCGTCGCAATCCGCAATTTGCGACTGACCCGCGCTTGTATCAAAAGATGCTGGCAGCACACAATCTGGCTATGGCGGATGACATCCCTGCTGATTCCGACGATTATTTTGACGCAATTGAGGACACACTTCGCCTTCGCCGTCAGGATAATAACCGTGATTACGATGCCATGGCCGACGCTGCAAAGCCAACGCAGCGCCGTTCGGCACCACCCGCAGCCCCTGTTTCGCGCAGTGGTGGAGGCGGTGGAAGCAAGCCAAATCGTGTGACACTTACCGCAGCAGAGCGCGATATAGCCGACATGATGGGCATGACGCCTGAGGAATATGGCCGCAACAAGCTTACTCTTCAAAAAGAAGGCAAGATGAATTAAATTCAAGGAGTATTATTATGGAAACTATTGCACCAAAAAAGCGCGGACGCCCACCAAAGGTCAAAGAGGCCCTTGATCATGCAGCCCAAAGTGCCGCAGAAGCGGTAAACATAGATGCTTTGGAAGAGGCATATGAGCCCCTTGCTGTTGCTCCAGAGGCAACGCATGCGGATATTACGCCAACAATTCGCGAGGATATTAGAGCCCCTATGCGTGAAGAAGACCCCCGCACTCGCGCTGCGCGCCGTGCAGCAGAACTTCGTGATCACCTTGGCGATCTGGATGAAGGCACTGATGACTTTTTCATCAACAAGTCCGATATTCCACCGGGCTGGGAATATGAATGGAAGCGTAAGCTTTTGATGGGCGCTGAAGATCCTGCATATCAGGTGGCACTGGCCCGCGCTGGTTGGGAAGCGGTTCCGACATCGCGTCACCCATCCTACATGCCAAATAGCGGCAATCACCCAACGATTGAGCGCAAGGGTATGGTCCTTATGGAGCGTCCGTCAGAAATATCTGAAGAGTCCCGTGCAATTGAATTGCGCAAGGCGCGTAATCAGGTCCGGCAGAAGGAAGCCCAGCTAAATTCCGCAGAAGGCGGTCAGTTTGAGCGGGCAAATAAAGACCAGTCACTGGTTAATATCCGGAAAACTTACGATTCAATTCCGATTCCTTCGTAAAAAAATTGGTAAATTGGGCGGCTATATGTCGCCCTTTTTATTATAATGTTGACAAACTTAAAAAAATAAAAGATTTATCGTACCGCTTCCCCCGGTGCGGAGGTTCAAAAAACCCAGTCTTAGTCGCCCCGGTGCGCGATGATGGCTTCCTAAAAAGGAGATCCGTCATGGCAAATACTTTTGCGCCTTTCGGTTTTAGCCAGTTAAGTGGAACTGGTTCTGCTCCGACTTACGAGCAGGTTGTGGGCTTTTGCGCTTACAATACCGCTGCTATGTATTTCGGTGACCCTGTTTTCCAGAACGCGAACGGTACGATTTATCCTACCACTCCCGGCGCTGGAATCCTTGCTGGCGTTTTCGTCGGCTGCAAGTATCTTTCAGTTTCACAGAAGCGTACCGTTTGGTCGAACTTCTGGGGCGCTGCTGACGTAGCTTCGACAAACACTGTTGAAGTTTATTACGTCAACGATCCGAATGCGAAGTTCTTGGCTCAGGTTGGTGGTTCGTCCTCAACTGGCCTCGCTGTCACCGACATCGGTGCCAACGTGCAGTTCGCTTACGGAACTCCTAACACGATGAGCGGCCTTTCGGGCGCGTACATCGACATCACCGTCACACCGACAACGACATCCACACTGCCCTTCAAGGTAGTTGGCCTCGACACATCGCCTCCGGGTTCGAATGGTACGGAAGCTGGCGCATACAATTATGCAATTGTTGCGTTCAACAACGTCACCACTAAAACCCTAACCGGCATTTAAGGGAGTAAGGTACCATGGCTGTTAATTTATCAGCAATTAAAGACCTTCTGCTCCCCGGCTTGCGGGGTGTAGAAGGCAAGTACGAGATGATCCCATCTCAGTACGACAAGATCTTCACAAAGCATGATTCGAAGCTGGCGTTGGAGCGTACCGCTGAAATGCGTTACCTCGGCCTTGCTCAGTTGAAGACTGAAGGCGGTCAAACGTCTTTCGATAACGGCGCTGGTGAGCGTTATGTATACAACCAAGAGCATAACGAAATTGCTCTCGGCTATGCAATTACGCGCAAAGCCATCGACGATAACCTGTACAAGACACAGTTCCAACCTTCAAACCTCGGCCTGATTGAGTCATTCCAACAGACCAAGGAAATCTACGGTTCGAACATCTTGAACACGGCAACAACCTACAACGCCAATATTGGTGGTGATGGCGTAGCGCTTTGCTCGACTTCTCACCCAATTGATGGTGGTACGGTTGCCAACACGCCGACCACTCAGGTCGATCTGAACGAGTCCACGTTGCTTAACGCAATGATTTCGATCCGGACGAACTTCAAGGATCAAGCTGGTCTGAAGGTCTTTGCCCGTGGCCGTAAGCTTATCGTTCCGCCGCAGCTTGAGCCTGTCGCTATTCGCCTTACCAAGACGGAACTCCGTCCGGGTACAGCAGATAATGATGTGAACGCTATAATCAGCACAAGTGGTGGCCTTCCAGAAGGCTACATGGTCAACGACTTCTTAACGTCGGCCTACGCTTGGTTCCTCCTGACCAACATCGACGGTTTGTCGTACATGGAGCGCGTCAAGTTCGAAACCGACATGCAAGTCGATTTCGTAACCGACAACCTTCTGGTCAAGGGCTATGAGCGTTATAGCTTTGGCTATTACAACTGGCGTTCGATCTTCGGTTCGTTCCCGACTTCGTAATTTAGGAATAGAAAGGAGATAACTCATGTCTATTTCTGCTTTTGCTGGTCCTCTGGTAAGTTTTGGTCAGTCTCCGTATGAGACAACTGATAACAACCCAGAAATCGGTCCGTCTTTGTTTTTTGGTGGCGCGGGGATCTTAGATCCTCGCATCCCATTTTCATACGCGCCCGGTCAAGATTTCGGCGCTACTACTGCTGGGTTTCTTGGTATACAGGACGTGGTGTCTTTAAACATTGTGCCCTACACGCTTAATACTTCGGCTCTTGCCGCTTCTGCCAACACGACTGCCAACACGGCAATGACCTTGGCATCTTCTTCTTCGGCCTCAACCGGAGTTGCAGTTGCCCAGAGCATTGTCCGCTCTGACACTGGTGTTGCCGTTACCGGCCTTCTTGGAATTGACGCCTTCACTCAGGTGACGGGCTATATCTCAAATGGCACAAGCGGAACTGCTGGTAACATCCTGATTGTCTCCGCAGCTTCTGCTGGTCAGTTGACAATCGGCATGGTTATTAGCGGTACAGGCATTGCTGCTAACACAACGATCACCGGTTACGGCCCGACTGTTAACGCCACAGACGGCGGTTCTGGTGACGGCTATACTGGTTCGTACACAGTTAGCGGCGATCCTGTTGCTGCTGGTACAAGTGCTTCGCAGCTTACGATCTCTGCCTCTTTGGGCAACTCAACACTGAACGCTATCGCGGCTGAACGTACTTCGTTTGGCGCTGCTGGCACCATTCAGCTTTGGAACCCAATGGCTTTGACCGCCCGTGCTGTGTCTATCACTACCAGTGCTGCCACTGTCGGCACCACCAACGTCTTTACGGTGGCTGGTTACGACATCTACGGTTATCCAATGTCTGAAGCAATTAGTGTTCCAAGCACTACTGTTTCTGGCACGACCACTAACGGCAAAAAAGCGTTTAAGTTCATCACCTCTGTAAC